ACCGGCGGGGAGTGCAGCATTATCATTGAGGACGGTTACGCCAAAGACCCGGCGGCCCCCGCCCCGGCATCTTGGAAAGCAGGTGAATTTTAATGAACCAGCTGAAAATCCATACCGGCAAAGCCGGGGGCGCTCTGAAGGTGGCTGTCTACGGCCCGGAGGGCATTGGCAAGTCCACCCTGGCCGCACACTTCCCCCGTCCTGTGTTCATCGACACCGAGGGCTCGACCCGGCACATGGACGTGTCCCGCACGGATAAGCCCTCCAGCTGGTCCATGCTCATGGAGCAGGTTCAGTACATCCGCAGCGGCCCGGACGTATGCTCCACGCTGGTAATCGACACCGCCGACTGGGCGGAGCAGCTGTGCATTGCCAGTATCTGCGCCGGGAAAAAATTGAGCGGCATTGAGGATATGGGCTACGGCAAGGGCTATGTCTATCTGGCGGAGGAGTTTGGCCGCCTGCTGAATCTCCTGGAGGAGATCGTGGGCCGCGGTGTCCATGTGGTTCTGACGGCCCACGCCATGATGCGGAAGTTTGAGCAGCCCGACGAGATGGGCGCTTATGACCGCTGGGAGCTGAAGCTTCAGAAAAAGACCTCTGCCCTGGTGAAAGAGTGGTCCGACCTGCTCCTCTTTGCCAACTATAAAACTATGTCCGTGGCCACCGATGAAAAAGGGAAGAAGTTCAAGGCCCAGGGCGGCCGCCGGGTGATCTATACCTCCCATCATCCGTGCTGGGACGCCAAGAACCGGCTGGGACTGCCGGAGGAGCTGCCCCTGGACTTCTCTGCCCTGGCGCAGTACATCGGCGCCGGGACGGCCCCCTCTGCCCCGGTGACGCCGCCCCCGGCTCCGTCTGCTCCTCCGCCTACGCCCCCGGCACAGACCAGTGCTCCCGCCCCGTCTCCTGATCCTGCGGGTATGAATGCGCCCACGCAGCCCGCCCCGCTGCCCTCTCCTCCTCCGGCACCTGATCCGGCCCCGGCTCCTTCCCCGGCACCCCAGGAGGATACCAAGCCCCAGGATAACGCCGGCGCGCTCAAGGCGCTGCGTGACCTGATGAAAGCCAATGGTGTGGATGATTACCAGGTACAGGCGGCCTTTGCGGCCCGCGGGTACTTTCCGGAGCAGACGCCGCTGGAGAACCTGCCGGCTGACTTTATCCAGGGCGTTTTAATCGGAGCATGGGCGCAAGTCTATAGTTGGATCAAATCCCACGACCCTGTCCCCTTTTAGAAAACTGATAACCTGAACGATTGGAAAGGAGCAGCAATATGAGCGAATACGACATGACCTCCCGGGAGTTGGGCTGGGATGATGAAATCCAGCGCGACGACAGCCCATTTCAGGTTCTCCCCGAGGGGGACTACAGATTTACCGTGAAGAAGCTCGAGCGCGCCCGGCACAGCGGCAGCGAGAAGATCCCGGCCTGCAACAAGGCCATCCTGACGGTGGCCGTCAGCAATGCCGGGGCTTCCGGCGATGTGCTGACCAACCTCTTCCTCCACAGCAAGTTTGAGTGGAAGCTGTGCCAGTTCTTCACCTCCATCGGCCAGCGCAGGCACGGCGAGGCCATGCGGATGAATTGGGGGGCCGTCCCCGGCGCCACCGGCGTCTGCCATGTAGGCGTCCGCAAGTGGACAGGCAATGACGGCAAAGAGCGTGAGGGCAACGAGATCGCGGAGTTTTACGACCCGGAGCGTGCGCCGCAGATCCCCGCAGGACCATCTCAGGTAGTGCAGGAGACGGCGGCTGGATGGACCGACTTGCCGCAGAGTACACCTACTCCCTGGGATACGGGTAAATTCTGATGGAGCTGAGACCTTATCAGCAGCAGGCCCGGGAGGCGGTGGAGCAGGATTGGGTCTCTGGGTTTCTCAGGACGCTCCTAGTATTGCCGACCGGCTGCGGAAAGACCATTGTTTTCTCAAAGATCATTGAGGACATGGTGCGCTCCGGCCGCCGGTGCCTGATTCTGGCCCATCGCGGGGAGCTGCTGGAGCAGGCCGCAAACAAGCTGCTCCAGGCCACGGGGCTTCGGTGCTCCGTAGAGAAAGCCGGGGAAACGTGTCTGGACAGCTGGTACCGGGTGACTGTCGGCTCTATTCAGAGCCTTATGAGGGAGAAACGGCTGGGACAATTCCCGGCCGGCTACTTCGATGTAATTGTAGTGGACGAGGCCCACCATGCCCTGTCTGACGGCTATCAGCGGGTGCTTACCTATTTCGAGGAGGCCCGGGTGCTGGGCGTCACTGCCACCCCCGACCGTGGGGATATGCGGAACCTGGGCCAGTATTTCGAACACCTGGCCTATGAGTACACCCTGCCCAGGGCCATCAGGGACGGGTACCTCTGCCCGATCAAGGCCGTCACCATCCCCCTGACCCTTGACCTCTCCCATGTGGGAGTACAGGCTGGGGACTTCAAAACCTCCGACATTGACACGGCCCTTGACCCCTACCTGCACCAGATTGCCGGGGAGATGCACGCCTACTGCGAGAACCGCAAGACGGTGGTATTCCTGCCTCTGGTGCGCACTTCTCAAAAGTTCCGGAACATTCTCAATGCCCAGGGGTTCCGGGCGGCGGAGGTCAACGGCAACAGCCAGGATAGGGCGGAAGTCCTCAAGGACTTTGACGGGGGAAAGTACAACGTCCTGTGCAACTCCATGCTGCTGACCGAGGGCTGGGACTGCCCCAGCGTGGATTGTGTGGTGGTCCTGCGGCCGACAAAGGTACGGAGTCTTTACAGCCAGATGGTGGGCAGGGGTACCCGCCTGTTTCCCGGCAAAGAGGACCTGCTGCTCCTGGACTTTTTGTGGCATACCGAACGCCATGAGCTGTGCCACCCCTCCAACCTGATTTGTGAGTCGGACGAGGTTGCCGGTCAGATGACCAAGATCATCGAGGCGGCCGGATGCCCGGTTGATATTGAGGAGGCCGAGAAAAAGGCCAGCGAGGATGTGGTGGCCCAGCGGGAGGAGTCACTGGCAAATCAGCTGGCCGAAATGCGCAGCCGCAAGCGCAAGCTGGTGGATCCGCTCCAGTTTGAGCTCAGTATAGCAGCGGCAGACTTGACGGGGTACACGCCTGCGTTTGGTTTTGAGATGGGACCACCGTCTGATAAACAAAGAGCGGCACTGGAGAAATTCGGTATATTCCCTGATGAAATCGAAAATGCGGGCAAAGCCTCTCTGCTGTTAGATCGACTGGCAAAGCGCCGCACGGAGGGGCTTACAACACCTAAGCAAATTCGCTTTTTGGAGGGGAAAGGCTTTCAGCGCGTAGGCACATGGAGATTTGATACCGCCAAGCACATGATAGATAGGATAGCTGCAAACGGCTGGAAAGTCCCCAGCGGAATTATTCCATCTGAATATAAGGACGGATAACAATGGGCAGCATTGACCGTATAGACGTTAATGGAAACTATGAACCAGGAAATTGTCGGTGGACCACCGCTAAAGCACAAGCAAATAATCGACGGCCCCGGCGCAAGTAGGAGTGTAAACGCGATGGAAAACACCCTTGATCTGCTGGAGGCACTGGAGCACATTGACCCGGCGGGCCTCTCCTATCAGGATTGGGTCGCCGTTGGCATGGGATTGAAAGAGGCGGGCTACCCCGCCTCCGCCTGGGAGGACTGGAGCCGCCGGGACGGGAAGCGGTATCATCCGGGGGAGTGCCTGCGTAAGTGGGAGAGCTTTACCGGGAATGCGGAGCCGGTCACTGGCGGCACGGTGGTGAAGATGGCCATGGACATGGGCTGGCGGCCCGCCAAGGCAGGGCATACGCTGAACTGGGACGATATGATCGGAGCGGACAGGGATACGGTAGTTGTGGTAAACCAGGATTGGATAGAGACCCGTGAGGTGGAGGAGCCTCAGGTCTGGGATCCGGTCCGAGAGGTGGTTTCCTACCTAAAGGCCCTGTTTGACGAGGGCGATTATGTCGGCTATGTGACGCGCAGCCATGCCAATGAGGACGGGCGCTCTGTCCCATCTTCCAAGGGGTGTTTTGACCGCACGGCAGGCCAGCTTGTTCAGGCGCTGAGCCGGTGCGGGGGAGATATTGGAGCCGTATTGGGAGACTGCACCCCAGAGGCCGGAGCCTGGATCCGGTTCAACCCCCTGGACGGAAAAGGCGTGAAAAACGAGAATGTTGCCAGCTTTCGCTATGCGCTGGTGGAATCCGATACGCTGCCCATTGAAACGCAGAACGCCATCATCCGTGAGCTGGAGCTGCCGGTGGCCGCATTGGTCCACTCAGGCGGAAAAAGCCTTCACGCCATTGTCCGCATCGATGCCAACTCCTACGAGGAGTACCGCGCCCGCGTTGATTATCTCTATAGCGTGTGCAGAAAAAACGGTCTCGACATTGACCGCCAGAACCGCAACCCCTCCCGGCTGAGCAGGATGCCGGGCGTCACCCGGAACGGCCGGAAACAGTTCCTGGCAGATACCAGCATCGGAAAGGCGTCCTGGGAAGAATGGCGGGAGTGGATCGAGAGCGTTAGCGACGACCTGCCCGACATACAGAACATCTCTTCGGTAAAAGAAAACCGCCCTCCTCTGGCTCCAGAGCTGATCACCGGAGTTTTGCGGAGGGGACATAAGCTTTTGTTGTCCGGCGCATCAAAAGCCAGCAAATCTTTCGCTTTAATCGAGCTGGCAATCTCAATTGCCGAGGGACGCTCTTGGCTGGGTTTCCCCTGTGCGCGGGGGCGGGTTCTCTATGTCAACCTGGAACTGGACACAAACAGCTGCTGGAACCGTATTCTAGACGTATATGACGCTCTTGATTGGAATATCAGCAATAATCTCGATGTATGGAATCTGAGAGGTCAGGCGCTTCCTATGGACAGGCTGGCCCCGAAGCTCATTCGCAGATCAAGAAAACAACACTATGACGCTATTATTATCGACCCGATCTATAAGGTCATCACTGGCGATGAAAACGCCGCCGATCAGATGGCAAAATTCTGCAATCAGTTTGATAAGGTATGCACCGAGCTGGGCTGCGCAGTGATTTACTGCCACCATCACAGCAAGGGCAGCCAGGGGAGCAAGCGGAGCATGGACCGGGCCAGCGGCTCGGGCGTGTTCGCCCGGGACCCGGATGCGCTGCTGGACCTCATTGAGCTGGAGATAGGCGAGGACCTGCGCAAACAGGAAATCAATAACGCTGTAGGCCGGGCCTGTGCGGCAGCCCTCCAGGCGGCGGGGAAATTGGATGAAGCCGGCCAGGATGATTTGTGCAGTGAGAAGGCCGCTCTCGCCGCCTGCGAGGCCGCTCTGACACCTCGGGAGTATCAGGATATGCTCCCCGCCGTAAAGGCCGCGAGAAGGGCCGCAGAACGGCTGATTGCCCTTCGTATTGAAGGGACTCTGCGTGAGTTTCCAAAGTTCCCGCCGGTCAATATCTGGTTTGACTATCCGATTCATAGGACCGACGAGAGCGGAGTTTTGGCCGACATCAACCCGGATGGTATAGTCCCACCTAAGCGGAAAGAGAAACGCACGGTACAGCCAAAGGAAAAAAAGCAAACGCGATTGGATTCCCTGAGTATTGCTTTTGACGCTTGTGACCTGGACGGAACAGGATGTGTCTCGATTGCTGAACTGATGACCTATACAGGAAAGACGAAGAATACAATCCGAAATTGGGTGGACGAACACCCAGATTTTGAACGAGGAGATGATGGGGTCAAAAGGGTCAAAAGGGTCAAAAACACATAAATTGACCGGGTCAAAAAAGTCAAATTGACCCCTGTAAAAAAGTTGACCCGGGGGGTCAAAAAACAGGGGTCAAAAAGGGGTATATATATACCCCTTTTTTGACCACCCCCCTGATTTTGACCGCCCCTCCCCTTAGCGCGCGAGAAAAAATATACTTTAACGAGGTGAAGTAAATGAGTGAGCGAAAGAAGCATCTGGTGTGGAAAACATGGAGGCTCGATATCGCGAAGCAAATGCCGCCGCTGCACCACACACAGCCAGGCACAGATTTCGACATCACAAAGAGTGACGTTGTCAAGTGGCTTATGAGCCAATCGGAAATCATGCAGTTGGTTTTTAATGCAGTCAGAACCAAGTACATCGTTTACAACAAGGCCACAAAAACATGGCATGGTGTTGATTATGAGGATTGAGTTTTTCATGCCGATGATCCCGCCCACCGCTACCCATCAGGAGAAGAAGGTCCGAATGGCTGGCGGCAGGCCGGTGTTCTACGATCCCCCAGAGGTGCAGGCGGCCCGGTCCAAGCTGACGGACTACCTGGCCGGACACAGACCGGATCGGCCGCTGGAAGGTGGGATTCGCTTGTTGGTGAAGTGGTGCTTTCCCCGCGGCAAACACCGGGACGGCGAGTACCGGATCACCAGGCCGGACACGGATAACCTGCAAAAGCTGCTGAAGGACTGCATGACCGCTGCGGGGTTCTGGAAAGACGACGCTCAGGTAGCCTCGGAAATCTGCGAAAAGTTTTGGGCCGAGGTGCCGGGGCTCTACATCTGCCTGGAGCAGATTGAAAAGCCGGCCTGTGGGCGGTGCCGTTGGTACGAATCGTTCCAAGGGGTCTGTTGCAACGGGGACAGCGAGTACCGGGCAGATTTTATGAACCCGGAGGACAAGTGCCCTCACTGGGAGGGGGACTGAATATGCTGATATTGACGTTTCAGGCGGATTGCGGCGCTGCGCATATTTCCGGCATCAAAGAGGCGCTGGCCATGCTTCTGGAGCGCTGGGGCGACGTCAGGCTGGTGAATGTTCGGGAGGTTCAGGAGCCCGTGCCGGACCAGGCTAGACTGGCCGGATTTTAAACTGACAGAAAGGACGAGATCTGTATGGCAGTTACATGCAGGGGCTGCATCTATGCGGGATATCTGGGGAGCGATATCTGCTGCGATTATCTTTTGATTCGCGGGAAAATGAGGCCGTGTCAGGGCGGCGCAGAATGTACGGTAAAACAATGCCAGAAAGGAAAATCGGGCGCGGCTGCACGCGTCCGGCATACCTGGGACACAGAGAAAGCGTTTGCGCTGTACCAGGCCGGAAAGCTGGACGCGGAAATCGCGGAAGCGGTCGGGGCTGCACAGTCAACGGTAAGCGCGTGGAGAAAGCGGGAAAAACTTCAGTCGAACAAGAGCCGCATGGCCGGCGGCAGACGGGCGGACAACCCCTTACTCAGCGACGGTTGTGCGTTTGGTAAGCGCTAATGTCACAAAAGAAAATCAACCCACGCCGCAGACCAGCCACTGCCGCCGATGTGGAGCGGGCAACACGGCAGGCCCAGAGCTTTGCAATGGAAACGGTTTGGGCGATATTCTTCACAGTTATGCGGGACAAAGAAGGGTATGGGGTAAAACGGCTACAACGCGTATGGGCGGAAGCCGAGGCTTTAGCCGATGGGATATCTCAGGGATATGTCAACGTGCAGGACCTTGTGAAGACGCTGGAAGAGGAGGCGGGGATTATTCTGAAATGAGAGAAGCGGACGATTTCCCGCACAGGCTGCAAAAGCTGCGCGAGCGTAAGAGGGTGAGCCGAAAAGCGCTGGGCGAGTGCTGCGGGCTGAGCAAGAATATGATCGGAAAGTATGAGCGGGGGGAACGGGAGCCCTCGATGAAGGTTTTGGTTGCGCTTTCGGATTACTTCGATGTATCCGTCGATTACATACTTGGCCGGTAAAATTTTTTGACGGCGTCCCCCTCAGAGGGGGACGGTCCCTCAAAATTTGTGGTATGCTTTTGGAAAAGCCATGAGAAAGGCGGTGAATCCATGGGGCGGCCCCGGAAATTCAAAACGGCCAAAGCGCTGGCGGAGGCGTGGGAGGCATATAAGGCATGGTGCAATAATCAGTCCGTGCTGACCCATGATTTCAGCGCCAAAAACTCGGAATTTGTCAGCAAGGAGCTCAAGCGTTCCGTCACCTGCACCATTGAGGGCTTCTGCGTGTGGGCGGAAATGCCGCGGTCCATTTTTTACGACACCTACGCTGCCGACAGCCGGTATTCGGACATTGTGACGCGCATGAGGGAGGAGTGCGAGGTGGACGCCCGCATGAAATTCGAGCTGGGGATCATCGACACCCGCCTGTCGTCCCTCTGGATGGGCAAGTACGGCTATGGCGCGAAGGCGGAGGCCATGCCGGCGGCGCCGGAGGACGACCCCATCACCAAGAGCCTGAAGGAGGCCATGGATGCTATCGCCAAAACAGATTGAAATTCTGCGGTGGCCGTACCGGGGAAAGCGGGCGCTGATCTGCGACGGGGCCATTCGCTCCGGCAAGACCTCCATCATGTCGCTGTCGTTTGTCCTGTGGGCAATGGGAGCCTTTCACGAGCGGAGCTTCGCCCTGTGCGGAAAGACCGTCGGGAGCGCGGAGCGCAATATCATCCAGCCGCTGCTGGGCGTGGAGTACCTGAAGCAGAACGGCTTTGCGCTGGACTACAGCCGGTCCAACCATGTGGTGACGGTGACAAGAGGGCAGAAGCGCAACCAGTTCTATGTGTTCGGCGGACGGGACGAGAGCAGCTATATGCTCATCCAGGGCATGACGCTGGCGGGGGTGCTGCTGGATGAGGTGGCCTTAATGCCCCGCAGCTTTGTAGAGCAGGCCCTGGCTCGGTGTTCGGTGAAGGGGGCCAAGCTCTGGTTCAACTGCAACCCGGACGTCCCAGGCCACTGGTTCCGGCAGGAATGGCTGCTGAAGCTGGCGGAGAAGAACGCGGATCATCTGCACTTCTGCCTGGACGATAACCCCGGCCTGGATGAAGACACCAAGGCCATGTACCGCTCTATGTATGCGGGCGTCTTTAAGCGCCGGTACATCGACGGGGAATGGACGGCGGGGGACGGCCGGATTTACGATATGTTCACCCCGGAGGTCCACGCCTACGGCGACGGGGAACGGCCGCCGGGCCTGCCCTACCGCTCCGCCCGGTATATCGCCTGCGACTACGGCACCGCCAACCCCATGGTGCTGCTGGATATCTACGACGACGGGGAGACGGTTTGGGTGGATAACGAATACCGGTGGGACAGCCGCAAAACCTTCCGGCAAAAGACGGACGGGGAGTATGCGGACGATTTTCTGACGTTCATGGGGGAGGACCCGCAGTTCTTCTGCCCCGCCGTGGTGGACCCGTCCGCGGCCAGCTTCATCGCGGAGCTCCGCCGCCGGGGCGTGGCCGTCCTGGAGGGCGGCAACAACGTCCTGGACGGCATCCGGCGGGTGAGCGCCCTGTTTGCCCGGCGGGTCCTGCGGGTCCACCGGCGATGCGAGGGGCTGATAGAAGAGCTGGAGAGCTACGTTTGGGACGGCAAGGCCGCTTCCCTGGGGACCGAGCGGCCGGTAAAGCAGTTGGACCATGGGCCGGACGCCCTGCGCTATTACGTCAACACCTGCCTGCCCAAATGGCGGTACGGGGAGGAGGGATAGCTTGAGCAAGCATAAAAAGAACGCCCCCCGGAACACGGCGGCGGAGCCCGTTCGGACGGCGGACGCCTTTTCCAATCCCCTGTTCCGGCTGGGGTATGGCTCCCAGTCCCCGCTGGAGGCCACGGAGTACCCCCTCACCCGCTTGACGGACAACTACGCTCTGCTCAACTCCCTGTACCGGAGCGCGGGGATCTGCCGCAGCGTGGTCAGCATCGTGCCCAACGACATGACCCGGCGGTGGTACGAGCTCCGGGGCGCCGGGCCGGACAGTGTGCAGGTCCTCCGGCAGGCGGAGCGGGAAACCGGCCTTAGAAACAGCCTGGACCTGGGACTCCAGTTCGGGAGCCTGTACGGCGGCGCGGCGGGCCTCATCCGCGTGCGGGGTCAGGAGGGGCGGCTGGAGGAGCCCCTGGACCTGGAGGCGGTGCTCCCCGGCGCCTTCGAGGGAATCCAGATTTTTGACCGGTGGACGGGGGTGGCCCCGGAGGAACGGCTGGTGTTCCAGCGGGGGCGGATGCTGCCGGAATACTACCGCATCGACAGTGCGGAGAGCGGCATCCACATCCGGGTCCACCACTCCCGCGTCGTCCGGTTTACCGGCGGCGTGCTGCCCTACCTGGAAGAGCTGGCGGAGCTGTACTGGGGGGAATCGGACATTGAGCCGGTCTATGACGACATTGTGCTGTACGACAACGTAATGCACAACATGGGGGCGCTGACCTTCCGGGCCAACACGGACACCCTGGAGGTGGACAACCTGGACCA